ATAATGTGTTGAATATCTTAATAAAGTATAATCATTATCTTCAGATTCATAATATAAATTATAAAAATCTATATCATTTAATGTCAGATAATTATCTACTGTATGATCAAAATAGTTACCATTTAAATCAAACGTATGACCCATAAAAACAATACTACCCCTATATATAGTATATGTATAATTTGTCGAGTATCTTAATAAAGTATAATCATTATTTTCCGATTCATAATATAAATTATAAAAATCTATATCATTTAACGTTAAAGAATTATTAATCATATGATCAAAGTAATGACCATTTAAATCAAATATATGACCCATAAATACAATACCTAGTGTATTTATATAACCTGTATAATGTGTTGAATATCTTAATAAAGTATAATCATTATTTTCAGATTCATAGTATAAATTATAAAAATCTATATCCTGAAATGTCAAATAATTATTAATCATTTTGTTAAAATAATTGCCATATAAATCAAATGTGCGACCCATAAGTACAATTTCAATAAATGTTTTAAATGTATAATAATAAATTGAATTTAAAAAATTAATATAATAATCTTTATCTTCTCCAAAATCTAATATAGACAAATTTAAATTATTAATATAGTTATTTCTTACAACACCATCAACTTTAAAATGTAAATTATAATATAACCCATATTTTAATTCTATTAATATTTTCCAACCTGCAGGTTTAATCATTGATAACAAATCATAAATTTCAGGACTTAAATTATCTATTTTTATTACCAAAATTCCCCAAGAATAATATTCCCTACTCGATAAATGATATTTTTTTGATCTTTTTTTAAATTTAACCTGTTCAAAAATTATACCATTAATAAAATCCGCTTGTATACAAATCCAGCCTTTATTTTTATTTATTAATCCATTTTTTACGTAATATAAAGCATTAGATAATTTAAGTTCACTATCTGCATCTTCTGATCTAACCCAATTTTCTTCTTTAACAATATATATTCCATTTTCTATAGGATTATCTTGATTCTTAACTAATACTCTATCATTAATATTAACTCTTATATTATCTATTATTTGAATCCCATTCAGTATTATATTTTCTGTTGTAGCTACATTTACAGGAATTTTCCAAATAAAATTTGGATAATTCTCATAATCAAATTCATCAAAACCTGATTTATTTAATATAAAAATATCTTTATATGGTTCATAAAGCGTAACTGAAGGATCTAAATGATATAAACTAAAATTAAAAGAAAATTTAATACCTTTTCTTTTATACAATTCTAATATATTAGCTAATATATTTCTCTGTATTGCTGAATCTAATCTAAAATTCCATTTATAACCTAAAAGATAACCTAAATAAGGCAAATATTCATCATTTATTTCATATATAGATCCAAATGATAATATTTCTTTTACTGAATCAGATATTATATCAAATATCTCTTCATCTATAATATTTATAAATTCTTCTAATGTTTTTACTTTACCTTTAATATTATTATCAGTTAGTATATCACTATCTCTAGTATATTCTGGTAATATAGAATATAAAAATGCCATTTCTTATATTAACCTCACATTTTTATTATACAAAACTAATATTGACAATACCAATATCTGCAATTTCATTAGGTAATATATTATAAACATCTGTTCTATATTCAAAAGTGGTTAATTCATCCATTTTAGTAGCTGTTAGTGGCGTAATAGTAACTCTCTTTTTATTTATATCTTTAACATAATAAATAATATCTGTATCAGTAGTATTAATAACTTTTTTAATAATATCAACATAATATACTGTATTAGATGTTATTTTTGTTCTTCCTGTTGGTGTCCATTCTATAATTTTTCCATTATCTATCAAATTGTAATCTATATTCTCTTTAAAGACAATATTATTATTAATATAAACTCTATTAACTTTACTTAAATAATCAGCATTCATAACAGTATTTATATAATCTGAAGTTAACCTACCTCTTAACATAGTAATAGTATCAGAAACAAAATAAATCATAGCACTTTTAATTAATTCTGTACCTTTCGAAAATCGCGGATAATCAGTAAAATAAAGAGTATCTGATCCTTTTGGTACACATGATTTAAGAGTAGGAACATATTTTTTACTTACAACAATTATTTTTGTACCACTAGGTATATCACGATCAATTGGTTCTTGTAAATATAATTTATTACCAATTTTAAATAACACTTTATAATACCTATTTGGAAAATCTTCAAAATATATATTAGTATTTGTAAAATTCATTAAAGGATAATTAATTTGTTCTCCACTTATTAGAGATTCTACCCTGAAAGTAATTTCTTTATCTCCGTATCTATGATTTAAATCTGTTTCTAATACTGGATATATTAAACTTCCATGCCCTATATTCATACTATCATCAATTGAATCTTCAATTATAATTTCACTCAACTCTTCGTTGATACTAACAATTTTTGTTGTTAATACCAAATCCATGTTCAAATTTAATATATTAATTGTCGCTCCATTTTTTAACATATTAATATTATCAATATATTTTATTGTATTAGGAGAAACTATCTCTGTTATATATATAGTCCTATTTTCAGTAACTGTTAAATCATTAATAATATTAACACCTTGTACATTAGAAATCAATTTATATAATTCTTGAACTGAAACTTCTTCTCCAAAATCGCGATTTTTATAACTTAAATAATTATTAACAACTTCACGTATTTTATTTGAAATAATTGAAGAAGATAAATTTGGATTAATATTAATATTAATATTAACATCATAAGGTATAAATGTAGGATCTATAACATCTACTTGAGTAGATACAATTTTCTTTTCTTCTAATATATTTTTTATGTAATTTTTAAATGATTCAGTCGGATATTTTTGATCTTTTGGAATTACACATACTTTAACCCCAAATATTCCAATTTCATCCATCATTGAATTATCAATAACTGAAACTTTATCTACCCCAGGTATTGTAAGAGCTATATCTTCAAAATCTTGTCTTGTTACACATCTACTTTGAGTTCTATATATGCTCGGAGCATTTCTTTTTACTTCATCTATAGACTCACCATTAGATGCACCAACAGCATTTTGTTCATTTATTACTTTAATATTTGATACAACATTATTCTCAGAATCAAAAATAAAATCATTTATCGTTGTGATTTGAAATGGCATAACATTATGTTTAGAATTTACACCAACTACATATAACACATTAACAATTAAATTTTTAGCTGGATTTATACCATAGTTACCATCACCAAAAGATATATATGCATAAAATTCACTATCGTAATCAACAGTAAAATATTTACCTTGACCAGGAGCGTCAATAAAATCTACTCTAGTATATATCTCATCATTTATAGTAAGTAATTCTATAAAGCTAACAGGGAACTGTCTTAATTTATAACTTCTTCTTGGTTCACCTGTAGAAATAAAAGATTCTTCAACCAAAGTACCAGATTTTGCCTCAACTAGTATATTCGTTTCTCCACTATAAAGTACTTTATTTTCAGTTGTATAGAATGGTATACCATCTTTTGAAGTAACAATTGTATATTTAGGAATAATTATATCTCTAGAATGAGAATTATCTAAATAAAATTTTAACGTTACAATCGATTGACTTGGAGGACTAGGATTGTAACCTATAGTTTTTGCTAAAGAATAAACTCCAGTTTTTGTTTTAGCTGTAGGTAAAAAACATTCATTAACACTCATATTTAAATAATAATTCATAAGTGTAGCTTCATAAGCAAAAGCTTCTAACAACTCAACGCCAAAATTACTAGCTAGAAAATCAGTCCATCTGTTAGGTAATCTGGCTTGAACTCTATTTTTAAGTAACTCCATAATTTCTTCAAAATCTATTGGTAATCTTTCAATATCTGTTAAATCTAAATTATTCATTAAAATTAAGGCGTGGAGACCCCAACTTCTTTAAGTTGGGGAGGAAACGCCTTCCCTCCTTTCCCATAATAATGTTTTTCTTTTACTCAATAGTTTTAAATCTT